CCTGAAATATTGCCCGTATTGAAGCAGTTTTACCGAACCAATCCGGCTCAGTTCATCATCGACTGGGGCATGACAACGGACCCGCGTAATATTGATTATGGCCTGCCGGTGACCATTCCGTTTTTACTCTTCCCTAAGCAGGAGGAGTGGATCCACTGGATTATGGAACGCTGGGGCAATCGGGAGAATGGTATTACCGAAAAATCCCGTGAAATGGGGCTCAGTTGGACCGCGATCGGACTGGCCTGCTCGCTTTGTCTCTTCAACAAAGAAATGGTTATCGGTTTCGGCTCCCGTAAAGAGGAATACGTCGACAGCACTGGTGACCCGAAAGCATTGTTCTGGAAGGCACGCAAGTTCGTGGAAACGCTACCTGTAGAGTTTCGCGGTTCGTGGAGTGAGAAGAAGCACGCGCCATATATGCGTGTTGAGTTTCCTGAAACTGGTGCCGTTATCAAAGGCGAGGCTGGCGATAATATTGGTCGTGGTGACCGTACCACGCTTTATCTGGTTGATGAGGCTGCATTCCTTCAGCGTCCTCTGCTGATTGATGCGGCGTTGTCACAAACGACGCGTTGCCGTATCGACCTGAGTTCAGTTAACGGCATGGCTAACCCGTTCGCTCAGAAGCGTCATGGCGGGAAGATACCGGTATTCACATTCCACTGGCGGGATGATCCTCGCAAGGATGAAGAGTGGTATCGCAGGGAATGCGAGAAAATCGATAATCCGGTGGTGGTGGCACAGGAACTTGATCTGAACTACAGCGCATCAGCGGAAGGCGTTCTGATTCCATCCGAATGGGTACAGGCTGCCGTTGATGCGCATATCAAACTGGGTATCCAGCCAACAGGCAAACGACTTGGCGCGATGGATGTCGCCGACGAAGGCAGGGACAAAAATGCCTTTTCCACCCGTCATGGCTTCCTCCTGGAAAATGTGCGGGAATGGTCCGGTGTGGGCAGCGACATTTATCAGTCCGTCGAGAAGGTCTTCGGTTTTTGCGAACAGGACAACCTCGAAGAGTTTCGCTTTGACGAGGACGGGCTGGGCGCTGGCGTTCGCGGCGATGCACGCGCTATCAACGAACTGCGTAACGCTGCGCGTCGACCGTCAATACTTGCCACACCGTTTCGAGGTAGTGGCGCGGTATTTGATCCGGATGATGAAGCTGTTCGCGGGGACAACGGGCAAGCAGCACGTCTGAACAAGGACTTCTTCGCTAACGCCAAAGCCCAGAGCTGGTGGCGGTTACGTAAACTTTTTCAGAATACCTGGCGCGCCGTGGTTGAAGGTATGGCTTACAACCCGGACGAAATCATCTCAATCAGCAGTAGCATGGCACTCAAAGATAAACTCATCATCGAGCTTTCGCAGCCGACCTATTCCATTAATGGTGTGGGAAAAATCGTTATTGATAAACAGCCTGATGGAACCCGATCGCCAAACCTTGCCGACTCGGTGATGATCAACTATGCCCCAATGAATTCAGCCCTGAACATCTGGGAGCTGCTAGGGAGACAGGCCTGATGGCACGAAACAAACAAGCCCTGCGGCGAACTGCGCAGGCCACAGCTGATGGTTATGAGAATTTTATTGCCCGCGTAGGGATGCAGACACCTAACCAGCACTCAGCATCCACCTACCGGGCTAATTTCACCAGTCGTAACCGCATGCTGGTGGAATGGTCCTATCGTTCATCCTGGATCATCGGCGAAGCAGTCGATGCTATCCCGGATGATATGACCCGCAAAGGCATTCGCATCACTTCGGAAATTGATGCAAAAGATCGCGGCATTCTCGAATCACAACTGGATGAGTTGCAAATCTGGGATGCGCTGAATGACGTGCTGAAATGGTCGCGCCTCTACGGCGGCGCGGTGGGTTTCATCATGATTGAGGGGCAGGCACCAATGACCCCGCTGCGACCCGAAACCATCGGTAAGGGCAAGTTTAAGGGGATTCTCCCGCTCGACCGCTGGATGATTGACCCGGTACTGACCCGCCGCATTAAAGATATGGGGCCGGACCTGGGTAAACCTGAGTTTTACGATGTGGTGACCACAGCAACGGGAATTCCTGCCTGGCGCATTCATCACAGTCGACTGATTCGCTTTGATGGCGTCACGCTGCCATTTCAGCAGAAGATGACCGAGAACGAATGGGGAATGTCGGTTGTAGAGCGTATCTGGGATCGTCTTACCGCGTTCGACAGCGCTACTGTCGGCGCGGCGCAGCTGGTCTACAAAGCGCATTTGCGTACCTACAGCGTGGAGAAGCTACGCGAGCTTATCGCACTTGGTGGTCCTGCGTATGAAGCGTTGCTGAAGAATATTGACCTGATTCGACAGTTCCAGAGCAATGAAGGCATGACTCTCATGGACTCGCGGGATAAGTTTGAAACGCATCAGTACAGCTTCAGTGGTCTGGATGACATCCTTTCACAGTTTGCAGAACAGATTAGTGGCGCTGTTGGTATCCCACTGGTGCGGTTGTTCGGACAGTCCCCGAAGGGATTTTCTACCGGTGATGCAGACCTTGCCAACTATTACGACCGGGTCAGTTCGTTGCAGGAGAGGCGTTTACGTCTTCCGGTGCGTCGGATACTGGACATCATGCATCGTTCGGAGCTTGGCAAGCCGCTGCCGGATGATTTCACGTTTGAGTTTAACCCGCTCTGGCAAATGTCTGATGTCGATCGCTCAACGGTGGCGTTAAACACTACCAACGCAATCAGTACAGCGCTGGGTGATGGTCTGATGACACTGAAAGCCGCTATGACTGATTTGCGCGAAAATTCTGACGTAACCGGCATCGGGGCATCCATTACCGATGAGGACATCGAGAATGCCGAAGATGAAGCGCCGCCCGGCATCGGCGAACCTGATGACGAACCGCAGGAACCGTCAGGCGGAAATCCGGTATCGAACCAGCCTACGCAGGATAGCGCGGGCGGTCGGGGACATCGTAAATGGTCGCTACGATGGTTCAAATGACAGTATCACGGAAATTATTGAGGCGCTGGAACGCTACAGTGAAATCATCACCCCCTGGGCGACAAAGGTCGCGGAAAACTTTACTGCCGACATTGTGCGCAAGAATGATGAGCAGTGGCGTAAACACAGCAAAACCATCAGCCGTGAGCTACGCAATCTGGTAAACAGTGCCCCTCCAGGGCAGGTGATGAAATCCATCGTTGCTGAACAGGTTAAGTACATTAAATCGCTCCCCCTCGAGGCGGCTGACAGGGTGTACGACATCCGGAATCGGGCGATTGAAGCTGTTGTGACCGGTGGGAGAGCGGAACATTTTGCTAAAGAAATAGCCGCATCGGGTGATATAGCAAAGTCCAGAGCTGACCTGATTGCCCGTACTGAACTTGGACGTGCAACCGGCGCGCTGGATCAGGCGCGTGCGCTGTCAATTGGTTCGAATGGTTATATCTGGCGTACAGCCGAAGATGGTGACGTCAGGCATTCTCATCGGGAAATGGAAGGTAAATTTGTCGAATGGGGCAAACCTCCAACGCTTGATGGCATGACCGGTCACGCTGGAGAGCTCCCGAATTGTCGCTGTTATAAAGAAATCGTTTTTCCCACCTCCCATTCTTATCCCGCCTGAATCGCAGGTAACACATGAAATATTTTTTCAATACCCGGCTGGGGGAAACCCGCTATCAGCTGGCTGACGGCTCGTTGCTGTGCAAAGACGTGCCGATAGGACGAACAGGTAAGCAGCTCTATGGTGCTGATGACCTGCCAAAACTGAAACCCGATAAGTTCGGTGAAATAGTCGTCACGCGTTCTCCTGAGCAGGTATTCCATCCCGCCACGCTTGCCTCATTCGAAGGAATGAGTATCACGGTGTTGCATCCCGAGGATGAAAACGGGGATGTGCGGCTGGTGAATCCAGAGAACTGGAAAGAGCTCGCGGTCGGGCATCTTCAGAATGTCCGGCGCGGGGCGGGTGTGCAGTCTGATTTGATGCTGGCTGACCTTATCGTCAAAGACGAAAACGCCATTCAGCTGATCGAAGATGGCCTGCGCGAAGTGTCGTGTGGCTATGACGCGGAGTATGAGCAGGCTGAGCCGGGTAAGGCTCAGCAGGTCGATATTACCGGAAACCATGTGGCTCTTGTCCCTAAAGGCAGAGCCGGAAATCGTTGTGCAATTGGAGACAGAGACACAATGGCAAATCAAAAGAAAAGCTGGTGGACCCGCATGCGCACGGCCATCAAAACGGGTGACGCTGACACCATGAACGAACTGGTGGAGTCGGCTCCCGCATCGGTTACAGGAGATGAGGGGGATTTGCCGCAGGGCGTTAATCTCAACATCAACCTGTCCCCGCAGCAACCGCTACCGGACAAAGCACCAGAGATGGGCGGAGGTCCAACCGGCGACAGTGATGATGACCTCAAAACATTACTGAAAGCCCTGCTGGCTAAGCTGGAAGGAAATGCGACGGGCGATAACGACAATAAGCCTGACGATAATCCGACCGGTGACGGCGAGGACGATGAAGAGGAAACCACGATTACTGGTGACTCAGCCTGGCGTGCCGAAGTTATCGTTCCGGGTATCGATCTGAGCCGTAAGATGAAACCGACCGCGTTCAAACGTGAGGTTCTGGCTTCTGCTGACAAAACGCTGGTTCGCCAGATAGTCGGTGATGCGGATATCCGCAAATTACCGAAACAATCGGTCGACATGGCGTTTAATGCCGTGTCTGAGATTGCCAAAGGGCGAAACACCCGCGCCACCACCGGCGATGCACAGCGCCCAAACATGGGCATGACCAGTATCGCTTCCCTGAACAAACAAAACGCTGAATTCTGGGCAAACCGTAAAGGGTAAAAAATGAATAATGTATTTCTGTACCGGATGCCTGTTGGCATTGCCGGGGCTGTCTCTCGCCCGCAGGACTTAACCGTCGAACCGGTAGTCCTTAAATCCGATAACGCCTTCGCTGCTTATGGGCTGGCTGGTAAATACGATGATGACGGTTTTTTCGTGCCGCTGGCAGATGGTGATACCGCAGACAAGGTGAAGGGGATCTACGTGCGCCCTTATCCGACCACTTCGCAGCCGGACATGGTTCGCCAGGTGGGGAGTGGCAAGAACTTCCCGGGCGACGCCATGAAGCGTGGCTACGTGACCGTTAATCTCGGTTCTGATTTTGATGCCAGCACCATCAAAAAAGGCGACCCGGTATACGTTGTCGTCTCCACTGATGAATCCATCAAAGTGCCGCTGGGTGGATTCATGTCCACGTCAGTCAGTGGCAAAAACGTGGTGCTGACCAACGCTGAATTCACAGGTGCCGGTGATGCTGACGGCAATGCAGAAATTTCCTGGAAGATTTAAGGAACAGATGAATGATTACTTTTGATCAGGCAACCGTTGACAGCTCTGGTGCCTTTCTCATCGGGGAGCTGGAGCGACTCGACCAGACGCTGAACCTGCCACTGGTGGGGTACACCTGGACCCGCGATATTCAGTTGCGTGAAGATGTCTCTATCGCAGATGACATTTCCAGCTGGACGAATACCAGCTTCGCCGCTGCGGGTACTGGTGCAAATCCGAATGGCAAAAACTGGGTAGGCAAAGACTCAACCGCTATTGCTGGCGTAAACGTGGATATCGGCAAATCCGGTAACCCGCTGAACCTGTGGGGGATGGAGCTTGGCTGGACGGTCATAGAATTGCAGGCTGCTCAGCAGGTCGGACGCCCGATCGATACGCAGAAGTATGACGGGATGCAACTGAAATGGCAGATGGATAACGATGAACAGGTGTATGTTGGCGATTCCGCATTAAACCTGAAAGGTCTTGTTACCCTGGACGGTGTTCCTGCCAACAACGCTGCCAAAACGTGGGCAACCTCAACACCGGACGAAATCCGCGCAAGCATTAACCAGGTGCTGTCTGATGCGTGGGCCGCTTCCGGTTACTCTGTGGTTCCGCGTGATTTGCTGATCCCGCCTGAGCAGTTTGCTCTGTTGTCCAGCATCATCGTTTCATCTGCGGGTAACCAGTCCCTGTTGACGTATCTTCAGACCAACACCATCAGCTATCACCAGAACGGTGTTCCGCTGAATATCCGCGCGGTTAAATGGCTGAAAGGCCGTGGTGTGGGGAAAAAGGATCGCATGGTTGCGTACACCAACGATAAAAAATACGTCCGCTACCCGCTGGTTCCGCTTCAGAGCGTGCCGGTGCAGTATCGCGGTCTGTATCAGATCGTCACTTACTACGGCAAGCTGGGTGCGGTTGAGCCAGTGTACAAAGAAACCATTTCGTACGTTGATGGCATTTAACAGCCACATGGCCCCTGGCGGGGTCATTAAGGATGACCTGATGGCAAAAAATAATGCAGTAATACACGTACATACCCCGTTTGTGCTCACGCTTCCCGACGGTTCACGGCGCGAGTTTCTTAAAGGCCGTCATGCTGTGGAGGAAGACGTTGCCACGCACTGGTTCACTCGTGCGCACGCGGAGGTATCCGTTGGCAAAGCCACAGACGCGCGTAACGAGGTAAAAAATGCCAAAGAATCAAAGTCTGCCAGCGGTAAGTGATTTTCGCCGCGACTTCCCGCAGTTTGCTGACCCTGCCAAATATCCCGAAGCGCAAATCCAGTTTCGTCTGAATCTGGCCGATGAACTGCTGAGCGAAAACGTCACCGGAAAAAAGTTGTTTCCGTACTTTGCCGGGTTGTTCGTGGCTCACTACATGACGCTATGGGCGGCAGATAGTCGGGCAATGCTGGTTGGCGGCCCGGGCGGTTCAACCAATGGTGTTCAATCCTCCAAGTCCGTTGACAAGGTAAGCGTCAGCTATGACACCAGCGCGACGCTGAATCCTGATGCAGGTTTCTGGAATAACACCCGATATGGCGCTGAATTTTATCAGTTGATCACGATGTTCGGTGCAGGCGGTCGCCAGCTATGAGTTTCAAAAGCGGTGTAACAACGAGGGTGGATAACGCTAAGGCCATTCTGGATGCGCTCAGGTCGTTAACCAAAAAAGATGTGCTGGTCGGCATCCCTTCGGAAGACAGCGGGCGGGATGATGTTCCGTTTGGTAATGCGGGCATCGGTTACCTCAACGAATACGGCTCACCAGAGCAGAACATCCCGCCACGACCTCACCTGGTCCCCGGCGTTAAATCGGCAGAAGAGCAGACGGTGCCGCAGCTCAAAGCCGCGGCGCAGGCTGCACTTGATGGTAATGCTGCGGGAGCAGAACGCGCACTCAACCGTGCCGGAACGCTGGCCGCTAATGGCGTCAGGCGTTACATGACCATTACCGGCTTTACGCCGCTTGCTGACAGCACTGTTGAAGCCCGGGCTCGTCGGGGGCGCAAGGGGGCAACACTGGAACTTGCCCGGCGCGCTGCTGGCGAATCTCCCGGAACCGATCTGGCGAAACCATTAATTGACACCGGGCAATATCGCAGAGCTATTACCCATGTTGTGAGGGATAAAGATGCCGACTCTTGATGTAACAGATGTGCTTTTTGACCCCGATTTTTGCGACTTCAATTTGTGGGTAACACGCCGTGTGCAAACGGTGGATGAGGACGGGATCGGTAGCGACAGTGAAGTTAAAAAGCAGTTTGCCGGAGTCGTAACTGTTGATCGCTCTCTGGAAAACCGCCGTATGCAGGCAGGGCAGGTAATCAGCGGTGCAATTCTGATTGTGACGACTGAGCGACTGACGCAGGGACAGACTGGGCGTGATGCCGATATCGTGACGTATCAGGGCCGTGATTATCGTGTGACCTTCGTCGACCCGTATACAGCTTATGGGGCCGGATTCGTTCAGGCGCATTGTGAGTTGATGCCGTTTGATGGGGGAACTCCGGTTGAGCAATAACACCAGTACAGAGCTCGGATGGCTGATACCAACCAGTGGCGATCCGGATTATGACGAAGCGCTCGACAGGCTGTTAAGCCAGTGGATGCGTAACGTTTCCGGCCTGTCTGCCGGGATGGTTCGCCCGCGCTGGCAGAAAGAGCAGCCGCCACTGCTACCGGTTGAAACGAACTGGTGTGCGTTTGGGGTTATCGGATGGTCAGGTGATGACAGTCCGGCATTCACCAGACAGACCGATGATGGCTCTCAGCTCTGGCGGCATGAAACGATTGAGTGTATGGCTTCGTTTTATGGACCGGCGGGGATGGTGTATGCGTCCCGGTTTCGTGACGGTATATCTGTGCCGCAGAACAATGCAGCACTGAATGCGCTGGGGCTGTCTCTTGGCGATTACACAGGTCTGACTCCCTTCCCTGAACTTATTAATCAGCAATGGGTCCGCCGCTACGATATGACGGTGCGTCTGCGCCGGAAGGTTGTGCGCGAGTACGGTATTAAATCGCTGGTGGAAGCACCAGTCATCTTTTTCGGAGATTAAGCTATGGCACAGGGCTTGCCTGTATCAAACGTTGTTAATGTTGATGTGATCATGTCGCCGCGTGCAGCATCAGGGCGAAATTTTGGTGCATTACTCATTCTCGGCCCGTCCACAATCATTCCGGTAAGTGAGCGCATTCGCCGTTATTCTGCCGCGGAAGATATTGGAAAAGATTTTGGCGTGGAATCACCAGAATATAAGGCTGCGCAGGTGTTTTTCTCTCAATCACCGAAACCTCAGGAGGTTTTTGTTGGTCGTTGGGTGAAAACGAAGGGAGACAGCGAACAGGCCACGCCTGAGACGCTGGAGCAGGCTGTGAATGCCATGCTCGATTATACTTCATGGTATGGGCTGGGGATTGCAGACGATGAAGATATTCCGGATGCAGACTGGCTGAAAGTGGCTGCGGCGATCGAATCCTCTTCTGTAAGCCGTATTCTGGCGATTACGACAAGCGATGATAAATGCCTGCAGACTGCATCCAGCGATGATTTGGCATCAAAACTGAAAACCGCCGGATATTCACGCAGTTTTATTCAGTATTCATCGGGTAATAAATACGCTGCGTTATCTGCATTTGGCCGGGCATTCACGGTTAATTTCAATGGCAGTAATACCGCGATTACGCTCAAGTTTAAGCAGGAGCCGGGTGTCGGGTATGAAACACTGACAGTCAGCCAGGCATCGGCACTTGATGCAAAAAACTGCAATGTGTTCGTGTACTACCAGAATGATACGGCTATCCTCCAGCAGGGAGTGATGGCTAACGGCGATTTCTTTGATGAACGCCACGGCCTGGACTGGTTACAGAATTATGTGCAGACCAACCTCTATAACCTGCTTTATACCAGCACCACGAAAGTTCCCCAGACTGAAGCCGGTATTACCCGACTGTTATCAAATGTTGAAAAATCACTGGATCAGGCCGTTCAGAATGGACTGATTGCTCCGGGCGTATGGAACGGGGGCGACCTTGGCCAGTTGTCATCAGGTGACACGCTGCCCAAAGGTTATTACGTATACGCCCAGCCGCTGGATGAACAGGCACAATCAGAACGTGAAGCCCGTAAGGCTCCGGTGATTCAGGCTGCAATAAAACTTGCAGGCGCGGTTCATTACGCTGACGTACAGATTAACGTTGTTCGCTAAGGGGAAGTGAATGTCTACCTATTCTTTTATGGATGTTACTGCGACGCTGACCGGGCCGACCGGTTCGATTGACCTCGGGTACGGTTCTGCAAGTTCTGAAGAGGGGATTGTGGTTGCGATGGGCGGTCCTAAAAACACCATGACCATCGGTGCTGATGGCGAAGTGATGCACAGTCTCCATGCAGATAAAAGCGGGACGATTACCGTTAACCTTCTGAAGACATCACCGACAAATAAAAAATTGTCGCTGGCGTATAACGCACAGAGCCAGTCTTCTGCCACATGGGGGAATAACGTTATTGTGATCCGAAACAAGGTCAGCGGCGACATCATCACGGCACGTAGTGTTGCGTTCCAGAAACAACCGGATAATGCCAACGCTAAAACCGGTAATACGATGCCGTGGGTGTTTGACTGCGGCAAGATTGACCAGGTTCTCGGGGAGTTTTAATACATGGAATTCGAAATCAAAGGCGTGAAATATCGCGCGGCAAAACTCAGCGTTTTTGATCAGCTGAAAGTGACCCGCAAACTTCTGCCGGTGCTGGCAGGAATGATGTCAGATTTCGGGAGCATTCGCTCCCGTTTGCCTGCTGATGGCAAAATCGACACCGTGAAATTCGAGCAGTTAAAACCGGTGTTTGAAACCATGCTCCCGCGTATCGCTGAGGAACTGTCTTCCCTGACCGAAGATGACACCGATGCGATTATTCATCCCTGTCTTGCGGTGGTATCGCGGCGTCATATGGACGGATGGGTTCCGGTATTTACCCAGGGCGAACTGATGTTTGATGATATTGACTTGCTGGTCATGCTGCAGCTGGTGGCGCGGGTGGTCGCCGATTCGCTGGGAAATTTTTTGCCTACACCCCTTACCAGCACGACGCAGAGCCTGCAACATGGCTGACGTTTAACAGCCTGCCGGACGGGCTGTCCTACCTTCTCAATCCGGTTGACGCCGGGTTAATTCCTTATACAGCACTTAAAGATGGCTCTGTCGATTTGTACGATATTGCTCTTTTGAATGACCATCTGGCGGTAAAAGCGGATAACCAGCGGCGCATTGAGAAATGGAGAGAGGATAATGAACGCTGAAACTATTAAAGATTTCCTCGTCTCGCTTGGCTTCAGTGTGGATGATGCAGGAGCGAAAAAGTTCGGTTCTGTCCTCGCCGGTACAACTGCAAATGTCATCAAAATGGGGCTGGCTGTTGAAGGAGCTGCGCTGTCCGTGGTGGCCTTTACGGCTAAGATCGCCTCCGGTCTGGATAATCTTTACTGGGCGTCACAGCGCACCGGCGCGACAGTCCAGGGAATTCAGTCTATTGGCTATGCGGTTTCGCAGGTTGGCGGCAGCGTGGACGCTGCGCGATCTTCTCTGGAAAGCCTCTCCCGGTTTATTCGTAACAATCCCGGGGCGGAAGGCTTCCTGAATCGCCTGGGCGTACAGACCCGTGATGCCAGCGGCAACATGCGTGACATGGCCGCTATTTTTACAGGTGTAGGCCAGAAGCTCAGCGGTATGCCGTATTACCGGGCTAACCAGTATGCGCAGATGCTGGGCATTGACGAAAATACCCTGATGGCTATGCGTCGCGGAGTGGGGCAGTTCAGCGCTCAGTATTCAGAAATGGTGAAAGCGATCGGATTTAATGCCGATCAGGCTGCCTTATCGTCAAACCGGTTTATGACCTCGCTGAAATCGCTCGGTGAAATGGCCGGGATGGCGCGGGACAAAATCGGATCGAATCTTGCGGGCGGACTGGCGGGGCAGATTGATAACCTGCGCAAAAAGATAATTGAAAATTTTCCCAAAATTGAAGTCACCATCACAAAGGTCATAAAGGGGATCCTCTGGCTGGGTGAGATAGTCGGGCGGGTAGCATTTCGGATAGTCGATGGTGTCGGAGATATCATCGAGTGGTGGGGGAAACTGGATGCCGAAACGAAAACCCTGATAGAGGTTATCGGCGGTCTGGTTGTCGCCATGCGGATACTTAACTCTACTTTCTGGATGTCACCTATAGGGCTGATTACCGGTCTGATCGTGGCTCTCGGTCTCTTGTGGGAAGACTACAAAACATGGAAAGAAGGCGGTAACAGTCTTATCGACTGGGAAAAATGGCAACCGGCAATAGATAAAGCGAAGGATGCGATCACCTGGCTTCGTGATCACCTTCTGGAACTAAAAGATGGTGTTGGCGGCTGGCAAAATGCACTGGAAATCCTCGGTACATTCATCGCGGGTGTCTGGGTATCCAGGGTTCTGGGGGCTTTCGGGAAAATATCTGGTTTGCCGGTACCGCCATGGTTAAAAGGCTGGATGGCTTATGCTGCTTATTTGTACTCCGATCGCGAAAATATTGGTGCCAGTGCGAAGTCATCCTGGGATTACACGAAACAAAATATTGGAGATTCATTGCGCTGGCTTGGCATTGATACCGATTTTGGTCGTAATCCTCATACCGTAAAAGGCGCAAATATTCAGTCAGATATTCCAGGTGCTGAGCCGGAACAACATGCACAGGCTACGAAGCGAGGAGAACGGAATAACAATCCGGGAAACCTTAATTTTGCTGGTCAGGCGGGGGCTTCTCTTGAACGACCGGGCGGGCGATTTGCCAGATTTGAAACCGCTTTTGATGGATTACGGGCTCTTGCTCGTCAGTTAATGCTGTACGCCGGACGGGGAATAAACAGTGTGGAGAAAATTATCTCTACCTGGGCACCTGCGTCTGATAATAACAACACAACCGCGTATATCAGGGCTGTATCGCAACGACTGGGAGTGGATCCCCGGGCTGCCCTGAATATGAGCGATCCGCAAACCATGTCAGCATTGATGAGCAGCATTATCCAGCATGAGAATGGAAGAAATATCTATTCTCGAGAGCTGATTAATAAGGCTGCCGTGGCGGGAATTAGTGGCAAAGTGACAGAGGTTAACCAGCAAAATACCTACCATATTTACGGTGGCGGAGATCCGCACGCTGTCGGTAATGAGGTTGCACGTCGGCAACAGTCTGCAAATGCTCAGGTCATGCGAAGTAATCAGGTGAGGGTGGGTTAGTGGATATTCTCTCTACACTTTTTCATCAGCAGAGCAGAAAAATAGGAATGATTGTTCCCAGTGTTGTTATTTCAGAGAAGCATACAGATATGCTTGAAATAACAGAGCATCCGGTAGAGGTCGGGGCCGCTGTCGCTGATCATGCCTATAAAAAACCGTCAGAAGTGGTGATGGAGGTTGGTTTCGCCGGTGGCGGCGCATTGCTGGATTTTGCCAGTAACCTGACGGCTACCAGCCTGCTCGGCCTGAGTCCTCAGCAGACGTATCAGGAGCTACTGGATCTGCAGGAAAGCCGTATCCCCTTCGATGTGGTAACCGGTAAACGGCTGTACAGCAACATGTTGATCCGGGCGCTGGAAGTGACGACGGACAAGACAACCGAAAACGTCCTGTCCGCCGTCCTCACCCTGAGGGAGGTCATTATCTCCCGGACACAGCAGATTACCGTCGCGGATAAAACCAACATGAAGGAAGGGGCCAGCACGTCGGCGGTACAGAACAGCGGCAACAAAACCACAAAACCTCCAGATACTTCACTGCTGAAAAGCATCACGGGTAACGTGGCGTCATTACTGGGGGGCGGCTAATGACAATTCAGGAAATTCCGCTGACAGCGGACAACCAGCAGTTCAGCATCGTCCTGGGTGGTGTCACCTGGCGGATTAGCATCATATGGCGCGATCTGTACTGGATTATGGACCTGCAGAACGACAGAGGGGAGCCGGTAATCTCCGGTATTCCTCTCGTCACTGGTGCTGACCTGCTGGCGCAGTACGCCTGTATGGGGCTTGGTTTTAAGCTGGTGGTGGTCTGTGATGACAACACACAGGATTACCCCACAAAAACTGACCTGGGCGGTCGCAGCCATTTACTGGTATCAACGGAGTAAGCATGTCACAGAACTGGATGAGACATTTCGAGCTGCAGCTTGTGGACGGGAACGGTCAGGGAATTGAGCTAAGTGATTTTAAAGTCACCTTTACGATCGACTGGTTCAACATCAGCAGCGCGTCCCGGGTAGGGACTATCAAAATTTATAACCTCTCGGCAGATACTGTGAACCGAATCACCGGGCAGGAGTTTTCGAAAGTGCGTCTGATTGCCGGTTACGACGGTATCGCGCCGGAGGTGTCGGCAAGCGACGTCGGGACCGTGCGGGAAGTTGACGCGGCGGACGTGGGTCAGAGTGATGGCCGCAACTACGGACTGATTTTCAGCGGTGAAATTCGCTACTCGGTCACAGGAAAAGACAGTCCGGTTGATTCCTACGTCCTGATTCAGGCAGCAGATACTGATCTGGCTTTTGCCACCAGTATAACCTCACAGACGCTGGCTGCCGGTTACACGGTCGCTGATGTAAACCGTGCGCTGATGAAAGACTTTGAAGCCAAAGGCGCGACCGAGGGCCTGACGCCTGAAATGCCTGCTACTGTATTCCCCCGGGGGCGGGTGCTCTTTGGCATGACGCGGCATCTTATGGATAACGTAGCCGGGCAATGTGGCGCAACATGGCAATTCGTGGATGGTCAGCGCCAGATGGTGGCGAATAATGAATATGTTCATGAAGCGATTGTGCTCAACAGCGCTACCGGGCTTATTGGCATGCCGCAGCAGACTATCGGTAACGGCGTAAACGTCCGCGCGCTTATTAATCCGAACATCCGGGTTAACGGACTTATTCAGCTGGATCAGGCTTCCGTGTATCGTACCGCCTTGTCGAACAACGATATTGCGATGGCTGGTGGTCAGATCACCGACCAGAACACGGATGGAAATATCACGCTAAGCGGCACCACATCGCAGCCTGCCAGCATCGCAACGGATGGCGTTTATATTGTGCGCGGGATTATGTACACTGGCGACACAAGGGGCCAGGC